ACGAGCGACACGCCGTCACCGCCAACCGCCGCGTTGTAGGTCGTCGCGGTGTTGAGGATGTTGGCGCCGTAGATTTCCTTGGTCTGGGCAAAGGACTGCGTCAGGCCGAGGTTGGAGGGAGCGAACTGGCTCTTGTAGAGGTTGTCGTCGATGGCCTTGCGAGTGATCGCATAGCCAAGGCCGATTTCCGTGTGCTCCTGATTGTACACGAAACGCTCGCCGGCGCCGTTGTCGAACGCGGTCTGACCGCCTTCGGTCTTGAGCTGGGCGTAGCCCAAGAAGCGCATCTCAGCGGTGCGCTCCAGAGCCATCTTGGAGTCGTGCTTGGTGAAGATCTTGTCGTACTGCGACGGGATCTGCTCGTACTGACCTTCAACGCCCCGGAGGCCGGGGAGGAGAAGGTCCTTAATCGCTGAAAGATTAACAGCCATAGTCCTTACTCCTTATTAGGTTCCAAGAACGCCGGACTTCATCGCCGTGTTGTTGAACGAGACAATGATGCGGTTGTACGCGGCGGTGTAGTCGTTGCCGGGGATGGACTGAAGCGGGTTAGATCCATCCGGGGCATAGTTGGCGAGGCCAATCACGCGGAAGGGATAGGTCGCCGCAGTGCCCATCACACTGGTGCTGTCAGCGTAGGCGGTCGAGAGGCCGGTGGACACGTTGCCCGGCGTGGTGCCGAGGGTGTTCGTGTTGGAGCCGGTGCCCGTGCCATACGCCACGCCGATGTTCTCGCCGATGTTGGCGACGCCAACGGCGGTGGAACCGGCCTGCACGATGAACTTCGCGTTCGGGTCGGTGATGACATAGGCCTCAACGCCCGCAGCGGAGTTCACGTCGCCGACGCCGGGGAAGTAGTTGGACCAAGTCGTGCGCTTCTGCGACACCGAGAGGTATTTGCAACCGATGAACACGCCGACGAGGTAGCCGGAGCCAGCCGCAGGGGTGTTGGTGGTGCTGTTGGTGCCGAGCTGGACGATGTAGCCCGTGCTCAACTGGGCGACGGGGTCGCCGGAGAAGATCTGGGGGTTGGTCGAGCTGGAGGGCGAAATGGAGAGCGCGACCTGCTCGTAGGTCGGGGCCGAGCCAGTGCCCTGATACTGCTGAAAACCGTTGGGCGCATTGGTATTCGCCATGACGGGTTCTCCTTTTTACGGGAAAAGCTCGTCATCTCACACCGGGGAGACTCGGAAGCCGGGGGTAGGCGAACCTCCCACGCCGGGGGGAGGTAAGGCACAAGGTGACCTTGAAGAAGCATAATATACACATTTGCAACAAAAGAAAAGGGGCGCACTGGGCGCCCCTCCTGAGCCTTACAAATCCTCGGGGATCGGCATGTCGAACGTCTTCTTGATGTTCGGGCGGACGCGGGGATCGTCGCGGGTGAAGGTGCCGTCCGGCGCCCCAGCGATCTGGGCCTCCTTGATGCGCACCTGCTCGCGGGCACGGCGCAGGTCAATGCGGCGGACCTCCTCCGAGATTTCGGACGGACGCTCCATGAGGAGCATGCCCTTGCGCTCGATAGTGTTCCTCTCCCACGTCGAGGGCATCATTTGCGGGTGGCGGCTGGCCGGGACCACCTCCCAGCCTTCGCGGGCGAGCTGCACCGCGTAGGCCGGATCTTCTTGGTTCCAGATCGTGTGGCGCTTCCACTCGTAGGTCCATCCGTCGGGGACGATGTTCTTCGGGATGTAGAACTCGTCCGTGCCCTCATCCATGCCGCCATTGTCGTCACGGATTTGGGCCGCGCGGGCGGCGGCGCGGGCGCGGGGGTCTTCCTCGCGGGGCTCGGGGCGCGGGGCTTGACGCGCAGTCATGGGGGAGGAGGCGGTCGCCTTTTCGGCGAGGACCCGTTGGAATTTATCACTCATTGCAGTCGTCCTTCCTTCTTGAGGAGCATCTTGTTGTCATAGTATTGCTTCTCGGTCATGCCGAGGTCGCGGGCGGTTTCCTTCTCGTCCTTGGACAGCGTGTAGCCGTTGGGACGGGAACCGGTGCCGGTGCCGTTGCGCGACACGGGCGCTGCCGGGGGAGCGTAGCGGCGCTGCGTCACCTTGGCGGCGCTGGCCATTGCGTCTTCGTCCTGCTCCACCGGGGCCCGGCCCCTGATGCGGAGCGTGTCCTCGATGGTGGCGAAGTAGTCATCGGTGTCCGGCTGGAGCCCGTCGGCGACGGCCAGATTGTGGGCGGCGACCATCTTCTGGTACATGCGCGGGTCGGTCACGCACTGCGGATTGCGCCGGACCCAGTCCGCCGAACGGGGCGAGAGCTGCGAGGCCAGCTCCTCCACCGGGTCAGACCGGCGCGCAGGCTCCTGCGCGACGATTTTGGGCGCATTTTCCATGTGCGCCCGGCCCCTCTCCAGCTCCATGAGCTTCGCCGAGTTCATCGACAGGCCCTCTTGGATCTCCGCCGCCTTGGTGTAGTCGCCGACCGACAAGGCCTCGCTGTAGCTGTACTTGAGGAGGTCGTTGTTGCGCTTCACCGTGTCGATGGCGTTCTTGACGAGCTGCAAGTTGGTGTCCTGCACCTCGTTTTTGGCCTCTGCGGCAGTGTAGTAGGCCATCTTTGCCTGCTTCTCTGCCTCAATACGGCCCATTCGCTCCTGTTCAAGCTTCAATTTCAGCTCTTGGATGCCGTCCTCGGGCTCAAGGGAGTCAATTTCAGCCTTTTCGGGCGCCTCTTCGGCCTTTACGGCCTCGGCGGCGTCAATTTTGTCGTCTTCGGGCTTGTTTTCGGTGTCTGACATAAAATTTCTCCTCAGTAGACCTCATCGGGGTGGGGGATGCGCATTTTGAAGCTCGCATCGTCGCACATGCGGCACAAAACGCCGTGGACCGTGATGTTCCACCCGTCACTGGGGCGGAAAACGAGCCAGTCGCCGACATTGATGTCGAGGCCGTTGAACCATTTCCCGTCACTCTCGACGAATGCGCTCGGGCCCTTGCGGACCACCAGCCCGACCTTGGACTGGTAGCGGTCCTCCTCGCGGGTCTTGTCGGTGAGGTAGAAGCCGCCCTTCGTCTTCTCGGGGCGGATATAGACCGCGACGAGGACGCCGGTGTTGAACATCTCAAACTTGCTGAGATCCCCCAGATCGGCGAGCAGCTTCTCCCTCGGGTCAACCTCGTGAAGCATGGCGATGTTGTGGTGTGCAGATACGTTGGACATAGACCCCCTCCTTATTGGCCGCGTTCCTTGCGGTTACAGATCGTTGTTGCCTCGCCGCAGAACTCAAGAGCCATGCGGAGACCGGCGATAATTCCTACTTGGTGTCGGTAGGTTGGGAAATCAATCGTAGCCAAGCCGGTGGAAAGGTTTTCCTTCCGGTCGTCGATGGCTTCGTCGATTAATTTCTTCAGTTCGCGCTCAAAGAGCGTGTTGAACGTCAGCATAGACCCCTCTTTGCTCCCCCTCGATGTAAGCGGGACGGCTGGCAGAGGGGGTCAAACCAGCCGTCCCTTTATCCGCAGGTGGACCGAACCACCCGCGAACTCCTTACGCCTTGCGCTTGGCGATCTCGGTCTTCTCAAGGCGCCCAACGCCGGAACCGGCGCCAGCGTCCATATCCTTGTAGGAGCGGTAGACCTTGCCACCGGCCTTGCGGCCCATCGGGGGCCCGCCAGCGCCGCCGCCCGGAGGCATCGGCATTGGCATGGACATGGGCGGCGGGGGAGCGCCACCGGCGGGCGGCATGCCCATCGGGACGGGAACGCCGCCGGGCGCTCCGGGGCCGCCCGGAGGCATGGGAGGCATGCCACCGGCGTCGGGCTTCTGCCCGGCGTTGATCATGATGTTGATGTGGGTCTTGCCCTTGCCAGCCTTGCCGCCGGTGGCGAGCCCGGACGGCTTGCCGTCGCCCATGTTCGGCATCATGGGCGGGGCGCCCATTGCCGGAGCCCCAGCGATTGGCATTCCCTGCCCCATTTGAGGCATGCCCATCTGGTCGGGGCCACCGAGGCCGCCGCCGTAATACTTGCCGGGGCGGTTCAGGCCCTTGAGCGTCTCGGCGAGGCGGGCGCGCTTGGCCAGCGTCGGGTTCTTGGAGTGCTCGGCCTTCTCCAGCTTCTTCTCGGGGATCTTCTTGCCCTCGGGAACTTTCAACTCCTTGTGGAGCGCGCCCTTGTGCTTGATGGCCCCGGAGATCCACTTCTCGGCCATGCCACCTCCCTTGCGGGGCACAGGAGGCATAAATTCGGGAGCGCCGCTGGGACGGCCCTTGAGGCGGCGACCGGCGGCTTCGCCAGCGTCACGCATGGAGGCGCCGGGGGAGGTGTCCTTGAAGGGGGCCTCCTTCGGGGCGGAGCCGAGATAGCGGGGGTTGTAGGAGTCGCCCTCGTCCATGCCAGCCGCAGCGGACATGCCGCCGACGTTCTTGCCGGTGCGGGCGCCGGGCTTCACCATCTTCTTGATGAGCGCCTTGTCCTCGGCCTCGTCGGGGTGCGCCTTGCCGCCAGACTTGTAGTTTGACGCCTTGCCGCGCTTGGGCTCGGACAGGTCTTGATCGTGCTTGGCGATCTTCTTCTGGGCCGAAAGGCCGACGCCGGGCTTTCCGCCGGGCATGCCCATCGGGCCGAAGTTGACCTTGCCGCCAGCCTTGCGGGCCTTGCCGCCGTCCTTGCGGTTGATCGGGTTCATGCGCTCGCCCTCGGTGCGGGCCTCGGCGGCACGGGCCGCAGCGGCGGCGCGCATGGCTTCGGCGGCGCGGGCCTGATCGCGAGCGGACATGTTGGACGCGGGCGCCGAGCGAGTGACCATCTCGCTGCGGGCGGGCATGCCGCTCGTGACGGGGTTGCGGGCGATGAGGCCCTCAATGCCGCCGCCGTCTTCGCGCTTGGCGCG